TTTTTATAAAATACTTTCACAAATACAGCCAATAAAATAAAAATGATTAGTGTCATTGTCAAAAATGATACTATGTTATTTCCTTCAAAATGACTGAAAATATAGTCAAAAGAATAAAACAACAATACAACGGCTACAAAAAACAGTACAACTCCTACAATTTTAGAAATGAAGCCAAATAAACTATTTTCACTTAATGTAACATCTAATCCTTCTGAAATACGACGCTTAACAAAATAAATAGAAGCAACTAATATGAATCCAATTAACATACATAGAAAATAAAAAATTCCAGTGTTTTTTTCGCTCCAATTAGGTATAGTTTCACTATTAAACACAACATTCATTACTTGATAAAATGTATATGAATCATTATAAAATCCGAAAAATAAAATTAAAAATACATATACCCCCATCAAGATAGGGACGGTTGTTTTTGAGAAGTCATTATTTACAAAATATAGTCCAAGTAAAACAATACCTGTCATAATAATGAGTAAAATGTAGTACAACTGATTTCTTTTAATCCACTTCATCCATATTTCCAAACTAAATATTGAATTTATAAACTCATAAAATGGCTGAGAAGGGTCGTAAAAACCATAATATATTACTAAAATTACATATATAATGAATGTCAAATATAATTTACTAATCGTTTCCATATATAAAATTAACAGAAATTAAATATATTTATTTCTATTAATTACAAATTCTCCATTGTTGTTTTTTTTCCGTGACAATCTCTACAAAGAGCAACTAAATTAGAAATGTGATTTGATCCACCATGTTCCAATTTCACTTTGTGATCAACCTCAAACCACGCTGGTAATTGTATATCGCAATTACCACATTTCCATTGTTGTTGAGAAGCTATATATTTTTTCTTTGTTTCGCTGACAGAACGTTTTGTTGCTTTTGAATTAGATTGAGTTGTACCTGAATTCATCATACGTTTGAATTGAGGCGTTTGTTGATAGGAAGTACCATGCATTTCAGGTATAATATTACTTGCCTTTGTAAAGTCTAACACAGGTGTTAAAAAATCCATGGAATCTTTATCTATTGGCATATATTTAATTATATTATTTGCATGAGCAAACATAGTATGCGATTCAGACGGATTTCGCTTTATGAATAAATAAGTACATAGACCTAAAAACACGTAAGTTGTTATTAAATAATATTTTTTCCACGACATTAATAATTTCAAATAATAACCATCATAATATGTATTAAAGGCCAAAAAAGCGGTACATGCAATTATTAATAATTCAAATTTCATATCTATATTATAATAGTATTATTTATCGTAAAAATAATTAGCAATACATAATAATATTACTATCAATCCTACATATACCATTTTATCTCTGAATTTAACTGTATCAACATCTATAATACGTTTTGGTTTATAATGATTATAATATTTATCAATGGCATCATAGTAATCCACAGGAGGTTTGTTTAATGATTTGTTAATATGATTATGAATAAAATGCATCCATTTCATAAACGATTTTTTATTTTCTAAATACGGTGTTAATGGATATTTATCTAAAACATTTGCAAATGCATCACTAATATCTCTGTGTGGAATAAACAATGGTAAATTATGTATAAAATCATAAAATTTCTTCTTTGTAGTTGTATTAGGATTTGTCGGATAATTTAATGCGGTCGTATGTAACATAAACCAATAATGAGGCCCCCAAACATCTGGATCTAAATTCATACAAATTATTATAATAGTATATTATTGTTATTGTGATTTAACTCATTATCTGTTCGTACTAAATAATATAAAAACAAGATTGTTTACTATAGTAATGAATAATACAGCAGCTATATCTAATAAAAATTATGTGTTTTGTAATAATTGTGGTAAAGGAGGTCATCAATACCATCAATGTAAAAATCCAATTACCAGTATAGGAATTATTACAGTCAGATCACATAATGGCAATCTTGAATATTTACTTATACGTAGAAAAGACAGTCTTGGTTATATTGATTTTCTAAGAGGAAAATACAATATAAGTAGCAAATCACATTTGTTAAACTTACTAAATGAAATGACTATTAACGAAAAAAAACGTCTGTTAAATCACGATTTTGATGAATTGTGGAACAAATTATGGGGAAACGATATTGGTATTCAATATAGAAATGAAGAACAGACCTCAAGAGATAAATTTATAACATTAAAAACAGGCGTAATGATGAACGGAGAAGTATTAAATCTTTCAAAATTAATAAGTGAGTCTGACACAACATGGGAAGAACCAGAATGGGGATTTCCTAAAGGAAGACGCAATTATCAAGAACGTGATTATGATTGTGCTATTAGAGAATGGGAGGAAGAAACAGGATATAGTAGAAATAGTATTAAAATGATAAATAATATAATTCCATACGAGGAAATATTTACAGGATCAAATTACAAGTCATATAAGCATAAATATTATTTATCCATATTTGTTGGAAATACCTCGATTGAACCTTCTCAATATCAAGAAAGCGAAGTTAGTGCTGCAAAATGGCTAACATATGATGAATGTTTAAAAAATATAAGAAAATATAATTTAGAAAAAATAGAGATGTTTAAAAAGATTAATAAGGTAATTACGAATTATAGAATATATTAACTTTATATATATTAATGACGTCTACTATAATATCACGAAAAAGTAAAAATCAAGAAAAATTTATTGATTCAAAGTACGATTTTTTGTATCCTCATATAGATGACCCTAATTTTAACATTAAAATTGCCGAAAAAAAAGAATTTAACGAAACAAAATACGATGGTCGCATTGATGACAAAATGACCATTGAAGAACAGGCCGAAAATATGTGTAAGGCAGAATTTGAATTAGCACCTCATCAACTATTTGTACGCAATTTTTTATCCTTTAACACACCATATAATAGTTTGCTATTGTTCCATGGACTTGGAACAGGTAAGACATGTTCAGCAATCACAATTGCCGAAGAAATGCGAGAATATTTGAATCAATTAGGCGTATTACAACGAATTATTATTGTTGCTTCCCCTAATGTACAAGACAATTTCAAAAATCAACTATTTGATGAAAGTAAATTAGAATTAGAAAATGGATTCTGGAAAATGAATACATGTGTAGGGTATAAATTATTGAAAGAAATCAATCCCACAAACATGAAAAATATGGAAAAAAAGAAAATTGTTTCTCAGATTAAGAGAATTATTTCAGCTTCTTATTTATTTTTGGGATATAGAGAATTTAATTCTTGGGTAGGTAAAAAAATAAATCCTCCAAACGCCTCATCTATGAGTGAATCGCAAATAAAATTTTATCAAGAAGAACAAATTCAAAAACTTTTCAACAACAGGCTCATTGTTATTGACGAAGTTCACAATATTCGTATTACCAAAGATACATCCGTTGATAATAAACGCGTTGCCCAAACATTGATGAAATTAGCCGAAACCGCATCAAATATGCGCTTGTTGTTGTTATCAGCAACACCTATGTTCAATAGTTATAAAGAAATTATATGGTTATTAAATTTAATGAATATCAACGACAATCGTTCCACTATTGACATCAAAGATATTTTTGATAAAAATGGAAATTTTAAAATGAATAGCAATGGTCAAGAAACAGGAAAATCTCTTCTTATTAAGAAACTGACAGGATATATTTCTTTTGTACGTGGAGAGAATCCATTTACCTTCCCGTATCGAATTTTTCCTAAGCAATTCGATCCTGATAGTTCGAGTATCAATATTAGATACCCAAAAAGAGCATTAAATGGTAAAGAAATTATTCAACCCCTCGAAAAATTGGATATATTTACAAAACAAATAGGTACCTTCCAAGAAGAAGTATACTATTATATAATTGAAAATTTGAAAAAGACCTCTGGATCAAATTTAAAAAAATCGTTCGAAAATATGGATAGTTTCGGATATAATGAACTTCAGTATCCAATAGAATCACTCAATATGACATATCCGTTAAAAGATTTCACGCGTAATACAAAAGGTATTGCTACTCACGATTTAATCGGTAAAAATGGCCTTCAACGCGTAATGACATTTGTAGAAACTGGAAGTGAAAAGAAGGATTTTGAATATGATTCGGATATATTACAAACATTTGGTAGAATATTTTCTCCGAGTGAAATTGGAAAATATAGTTCAAAAATTGAATCAGTTATACAACAAGTACAAAAAACATCAGGAATCACATTGATCTTTTCTCAATATATTGATGGTGGTATTATTCCAATGGCGCTTGCCTTAGAGGAACTTGGTTTCCAACGTTTCGGGGATACTAAGTCTCTATTTAAAGATAGACCATCTAATAAAATGCAGGGAGCAATCCCAAAATATGTAATTATATCAGGCGAGAAGAATATATCACCTAATAACTTGTTAGAGATTAATGCTGTATCTGATAAAAATAACAAGAATGGTAGTAATATCAAAGTTGCACTCATATCCAGAGCTGGTTCAGAAGGTATTGATTTTAAAAATATACGTGATGTACATATATTAGATCCATGGTATAATACAAATAGAATAGAACAGATTATAGGTAGAGCTATTCGTTTAAAAAGTCATTGTGCATTACCATTCATTCAAAGAAATGCCAGAATTTTTGTTTACGGAACATTGTTAAGTAACATGGAAGACGAGGCAGCTGATATGTACATACATAGAGTCGCCGAACTGAAAGCATTACAAATCGGTAATATTACACGTACATTAAAAGAAACCGCTGTTGATTGTATATTAAATCATGAACAAAACAATTTTACAGAAGATCATATGAATACAATTATAAAAATCAATTTAGCAGACGGAAGCAAAATAGATTATCCTATTGGCGATAAACCATATTCGGCAATATGTGATTATTTAGAATCATGTTCATATACATGTAAACCTGATATTAGTGGTCCGTTTGATTTAAAAACATCAACTTATGATGAAACATTCATCAATTATAATAGTGATAAAATTATTCAACGTATAAAGGATTTATTTTCCGAAAACTATTTTTACAAGAAGGTTGACCTTATTAAGAGTATTAACATTAAAAAAATGTATCCAATTGATCATATTAATTATGCAATTCAAACAATGATTGAAGATAAAAACATTATTGTATCAGATATTTATGAAAAACCTGGAAATATTATCCAAGTTGATGATTATTTACTATTTCAACCACTTGGTTTTAAAAATAATTATATTTCTACTTTTGAACGAACCCGTCCCGTTGATTTTAAACGTGAAAAGTTATTAATTAAATTGAATAATACGTTTGATGAGGATATTGAAATAGATGACAATAATGTCGACAAAACAACATCCAAATCTAAATCACCTGATAGTATTACCGATTTAATCGTCGAATTGGAAGATTTATATTCTAAATATAATAGCGTTATTTCTATTAAAAGAGGTGATAATGATAAGGCAGCATTTGTTAGTAAGGTATTCAATGATATGTCGGCAGAACCAGAATTCAAAGAAGACATTCTTCAAAAAATATTAATAGATCACATTATGGATTACTTATCACATGAAAACAAATTGCTAATAATTAATTATTTATATTCAAAAGATACATATAGTCCGTTCGAAACACTTATTAAACAACATATTGACAGCAAAATAATTCATTTTAATAAAACCGATCAAACTCCTCGGGAAGGATTAATATTATTAATCGATAACAATTCTACACTCTACATAAATGATGTAAATCAATGGCGAAAAGCCGAATATGTAGACAAAGAAGCCTTTTCAAAGCATAACGTATCAATATATCATGACAAATACTCCAGAATTAATAGATTGATTGGGTATATTGAGATTAAAAAATTAGGAAATATGTTCAAAACATTAGATAATTCCGAAAAAGAAAACAAAGGTCGACGATGTAACACCGATAAAAAAGCCGAAATTATAAAACTATTAAACATGGTTGTAGGTCACACTAAATTCAATAAATTGAATACCAAAGACTACAAAGCAGCATACTTGTGTATTCTATTGGAATTTACATTAAGATATTATAATTATGATAATAAGAATAATAAATTATGGTTTGTTGATCCTGATATGGCAAAATTTATAGAATTAAAAAATAAAAATTGAATCAATATAAATATATTGTTATATAGTATAATATATTTATGGAATTTAAAAATCAGAATAGCAATTTACAAGATGTATATCATCATTCTATTATAAGCAAAAATATCACATTAGACATTAGATCTATTGGAGACAATCTTCGCGAAATAATCGAAAAAAAACTATCATACGATTTTGAAGGTAAATGTATATCAGAAGGTTACATTAAACAAAATTCCGTATCTATTATTAATTATTCCAGTGGTAAAATTATAAGTGGAATCAAAATCGCATTTGACGTTACCTTTGAATGTGATATATGTTTACCTGTCGAAGGGATGGTAATTGAATGTATTGTTAAAAATGTTACTAAAGCTGGTATACGTGCCGAAATTGATATATCAGATGACGAACGAAACTCCCCCCTTGTAATATTTATTGCAAGAGATCATCATATAAATAATATTTACTACAACAATGTAGTTGAGAATAATACTATTAACATAAGAGTCATCGGCCAGCGTTTTGAATTAAATGATAAATACATTACTATTATTGCTGAACTAATTGGTCCTAAAAATAATTATAGCACTTCACAGAAAAAAACGAAGAAATTAGTTTACGCCAAATAATAACATAAAAAG